ATGCAGCTGCAGCGCTCTGCTCTTGACAGAATTAATGTTCGACGCTTAATGATCTTCCTTAAAAAGAAGATTTCACAGATTGCGAATACAATTTTGTTTGATCAGAACGTGCAGTCAACTTGGGATCGATTCAAAGGTATGGCTGAACCACTTTTGGCAAATGTCCAAGCGCGCTTCGGTTTGGAAGAATACAAATTAGTCTTGGACGAAACGACCACAACTGCTGATTTAAGAGATCGAAACGTTATGTACGCAAAAGTCTTCTTAAAGCCGGCAAAATCAATTGAGTTTATCGCAATCGACTTCTTCATTACAAATAGTGGAGCAAGTTTCGAGGATTAAAAAAGAACTTAACAACTAATTACAAATGATGATATAATCATGCAGGAGAAATAAAAAAATGGCAGATCAGTTTTGGCATAGTCCTATTACAGAGCCGAAAAGAAATTTTAGATTTGAGCTTACTATTACAGGCGAGAATAATCTAACATGGTTGGTAAAGACGGCTGATAAGCCAAAAGTTAATGTCTCTACGACACCGCACAAATATATTAACCATACTTTCAATTATCCAGGCCGCGTTGTCTGGAACCCAATAGCTATTACTTTGGTCGATACTCCGTTTGGCGAGGATAACGATACTTCTCAAACTGTGATGAAATTCCTGGAAAAATCAGGTTATAGATTGCCTCATGGTTCAAACGAGGACGCCCAGCAGGCCGCGGGTACAAATATACAAAAGTCCAACGCTGTTGCCGCACTAGGGAAGGTATACCTTCGCCAATTACAGAATGAGGTAATCATCACGGGCCCGAAAAAGGGATACATTGACGAATGGGAACTTCAGAACGCGTTCATTCAAGGCGATATCGCTTTTGGTACGTTAGATTATGCTAGTGAAGAATTGACAACCGTTAGTTTCACACTGCAATACGACTGGGCAATCTATACCGCCGGCGGGCTAGCCTAGGCGCAGCAGCAAACAATAATTCAATGAGGAATAGATGACAACTAGAGATAATAGTGCACGTTTTGCTGCACATGCCCCCGACGCCCAGCTAGAAACCCAAGAAGAAACTCAAGACGAAGTCTCCATCCCCGGAGGCCTGCATTTTGTAGCTCCAACAGAATTAGTCGAGTTGCCTTCAAAGGGCCTTCTTTATCCGGAAGGACATCCACTTCACAAACAAGAAGAAATAGAAATTAAACTAATGACAGCCAAAGAAGAAGATATAATGGTTAACAAGTCTCTTCTTAAGAAGGGTATCGCATTAGATAGGATGTTACAATCGATTATTGTTAACAAGAAAATTAAATTAGACGATCTACTGGTGAGTGACAAAAACGCTTTAGTTATTGCTTCACGCATTTCAGCTTATGGAGCGGAATATAAAGCACAAATTAATTGTCCAAACTGTAATGCGGTTAATAACTATACTTTTGATTTGGAAGATAAAGAAATCAAATATCTTTATGAGCACGATCGCGAAGATATTCGTACTGCTGAAAATGGCAATTTTTTGATTACGCTTCCGAAAACAAAAATGGAAGTAGAATTTAGATTACTTCGGGGCCGCGATGAAAAAGCTCTATTGGAGAAAAACAAGAAAAATAAAGGGAATATCGCCCTTACGGATCAATTCAAAGCTTTTGTTGTTTCAGTCAGCAACGTAACGGATAAAAACATTCTTTCTGATTTTATCGAAGTTATGCCCGCTTATGATTCCAAATATTTAAGAATGGCATATGCCGATGTACTTCCAAATGTTGATTTAAAACAGTATTTTGAGTGTTCAGAATGTGACCACTCCCAAGATATGGAGGTGCCCTTTACTGTGGAATTTTTTTGGCCTAGATCATAACTATCAAAAGGCAATCTATGAGCAAGCTTTTGCTCTAAAATATCATGGTAAATGGAGCTTCATCGAAGTTTATAATCTTCCGGTCGGTCTTCGTAATTGGTTTGTTGAGAGACTCAAACAACAATTAGAGTTCGAACGAGAAGAAATAGAGAAAACAAGAGGATGATTAGGATATCGTCATATCTTGACAGTCTTTTATTTCATATGAAACACTATTTATTATTATCTAGAGGATTTTACTATGGAACCAATTGAAATCGATCTAACCGAACATAAAGTACTTAAAGAAATTACTTATCGGACATTAGGAAGAAAGCTTAAAAATATTTTAAGCGCGATGTTTGGTAGTCAACACGCGTCTTTGACCGTAAAAGGCTCAAAACGAGAAGTCGATAGCTTTTTGAATGCCTTGGTTAAAGAAAAAAAATATATGACTTCTTATTTAGCCCATGGTCTAGACGATCCTCGTACGCTTCGTAATAAAGCAAAATTGGGTAACGCTGTTACCAAATTTGAAAGAGAGACCGGCATTAAGTGGCCTTTTAAATAGGAGGAGATATTAAATGGGGACACCTGATGATCCAAAAACCTCCGGAACCATAAACAAGGCTAACGAGGCACTGAAAAAATATATTAAAAGTCAAAAAGTAAGTTTAGAAACTACCATAAAAATGAACGAGGCCGCGGCCACAAATAAGAGTGCCCTAAATCTACAGATAGAGGCTCGGACCAAAGAAGTAGAACAAGCCCGTGAATATAATAAGGAGATGGTTGCACGTCTGGCTCAGCTCGACGGCCTTGTAGAGGGCACAGAGGAGTATACGAATAAACAGAAAATCATCGCAGCCCAGGACCAGGCGCGGCTGCGGAATCTTGAAGAGATGCTTGAAACAACCGGGAAACTCACGACGGCAGAAAGAGAGGAATACGAAATATTATCAGAAATCGGTGGAGCCTGGGAAGACCTCACCCCCGCGGCAATAAAAGCAGGTATGGCCGCCAAAGAGGCTACTGCAGCCGCGAAGGCCGGCCTTAACGACGCCGACCGAGCAGCTCAAGATCTTGGCGCCGCCTTTGGAGATACAGCAGCAGGAATTCTCGGTATTGATAAAAATTGGAATCAGGCCGGCCTTACTGGAAAAATGTTAAATGCTGTACATAAGGGCTCCAACCTTACTACTGTTTTTGGCCTTATGAAAGATAATGTTCTAAACGCCGTAAATCCAGTTAATTTACTCGCTTCTGGAATTATTGGTATGGTAAAGGGCGTGACAGGATTAACAAAGGCACTGGATGCATCTTTTGGAGAGTTTAAGCAATCCACCGGCGGCGGAGATGAATATTTAGATGTTCTTTCTGATGTAACGGGCGAAAATTATGCTTTTGGTATTTCTTCTGACGAGGCGATGCAGTCAGTAAAATCGTTATATCTTGAATTAGCTATGTTTAGCAGAATGTCTAAAGAAGCACAGACAGAACTAGCAGACACTAGTGCTAAATTACAAGCTTTGGGCGTCGACGCTCAATCTTCTGCAGAGGCCGCTGATATTTTAATGCAGTCTGTTGGATATACCAAAGATGAATTTATCGAATTCGAACAAAGTTTAAAGTCGATGAGCAACGAAATAGGTGTGCCAATGGAGGTGTTGCATTCTCAGTTTAAAAGTGGTGCGCAAATAGTCGCTCAATATGGCAAAGGCGGTGTGGCAGAGTTTAAAAAGCTAGCAGCTGCTGCCAAGGCAACCGGCATTGAAATGTCTTCTTTGTTAGATATTGTTGGCCAGTTTGATACTTTTGAAGAAGCCTCTGATCATGTTGGCAGTTTAAACGCTATATTGGGAGGTGCCTATTTAGACACTGTTCAGATGGTAAAAGCTAGCGAAGAAGATAGAGTTGATATGTTGAGAAAAACTGTCCAGGCAAGTGGAAAAGTATTCGGTGATTTAGAAAAATATGAGAGGAAAGCAATTGCTGCAGCCGCCGGCATTACCGATATGAACGAGGCAAACAAATTATTTGGTACGTCAAACGCTGTATATGCTGAATTACAGATGTTGGCGTCAGATGCTTCAATGAGCTTGGCAGATCTTTCTGAAGAGGCCTACAATACACTTTCTCCGATGGAAAAATTTGAGGCTGTGCTCAAGAAAATGCAAAAGCCATTGGGCCTTCTTTTAAAATTTCTAGACCTCATTGCCACCGGGTTATATTGGGTTGTTGAAGGCTTTGAGAAAGTAGAAAAAGCTGTTGGGGCAACTGGAGCAACTGGTACCATACTCACTATGGTATTGATGAAACTAGCCTTTGTCGTCGCCAGTATGGCGAAGGGAGCTGCTGCAGCTGCCCTCACCACTGGCAGTCTCGGCACAGCTGCAGCTGCAGCAGCAGGCCCTCTCGCCATGGCCGGTGCAGCAGTTGTTGGTTTTGCAAAATTTGCAGCCATAGCAGCTCTCGGTATCGGCGCATTGGGTCTGGCTTTTATGGCCGTGGGTACAGGAATTGCTTGGATGGGAGAAGGTGTGGAATCCTCTACCAGGGGAATATCAAACTTAATAACAAACATGGAAGGCTTAAGCGATGCCGGCGTAAAATCTGTTTCTGATTTGGCTGGTAATTTACGTAAATTTAAGGGAATTGAAGTACCAGTTACTTTGACAAATTTCACAAAAGCACTAGGCTCCCTCACAGCCGAAACTGTCAAAGTAACTCCTGCATCGGCAGCTGCCGTTGAGAAGATTTTTAAAGAGACTGCAACTTTGGCTGCAGTGACGGCTGGTGATAATACTACTCTTGTTGAGGCCATCGCCGGCTTGGTTAAAGCAACAAACCAGGCAACTGCAAGCTCTACTGCTGCGGGCCAAACCAAAACAACAGAATTTAAACTAGATGTTTATCTTGATGGAAAAAAGATGTGGAAGGGTGTAAGACCACACGCCACCCGCGAATTTTTAACATAAGGAAATTAAAAAATGGGCTCAGATTCACAATATAAAGGCGCAGATCCAAAGTTAGAAACTCTTCGTAGAAAGGGCCATGAATTAGAATTTTTATTTATTCCAACCGGTGGTTTGAACGAGAGCCAACAGCTCACGGTAAAATTTTATGCTTTTTTAAATCAATTTGAAGATCAATACGCCGCAGAGTGGACGCCAGATAAAGTATATGGTAGGATGGACCCAATAGCTACTTATCAAGGCACTACTCGTACGATTTCTTTAGGTTGGGCTGTGCCGGCATATAGTAATGAAGAGGCGAAAGATAATTTATTAAAAATGTCAAAACTTATATCTATGTGTTACCCTGTATACGGCGCCCAAGAATCTTCAGTGAGGAGCGCCGGCCAGATTTCGGGTGCCCCCCTTATCAAGCTTAAGTTCGCGAACCTGATAAGAGGTATGAGTAACTCTGACGGCGCGAATAATGGTCTTTTGGGTTGGATTGATGGTATCGTCTTTAAACCCAATCTAGATGCAGGGTTTTATGATCCTGGCGCCAATGAGCTTTATCCGAAACAAATCGATTTAAGCTGTCAGTTCCATGCTCTCCACGAACATGCCTTGGGCTGGGAAAAGAACACAAAGGACGGCGCCGGCTCTATCGGAATTCCCAGAGACAGAAACAATTTTCCTTATGGTCAGCGCGTCCGCGCCGGCGGTACCTATCCAAAGGAGATACCTGCCGATACAAAGGCACAAACCGACGACGCAGCCGTCGCCGAAGCCACCGCGTCCGGCGCGAATCGGACCCTCGTCACCGGCCAGTTCGGTGGCGACGCCGGCAGGGTCGTCGACGCGTCCGGCACAGGGCAAACACAGAGCGTCGTTGAGGACCCGGTGTCCTCTTCCGCCGCGGCCGACACTAATGAGACCTTGGGGTCCGAAGGAGGCAATGGATAATGGCAATAGATAGAGACGCATTAAGAGACATTTTCGTAAATGATACTGATCAGTATAGTTCTATTCTGGAAGAAAGAGGTCAAATATTGATAAAACAATATGCCACAAAACGCTTAAAATACCCCTCTATCGGAGATTTGCGGAACATATCCCGGACAAAGCACTTATGGAAAGTTGGAGACAAATACTGGAAACTAGCTCAAACTCATTATGGAGATCCACAGTTATGGTGGATTATTGGCTGGTTCAATCAAAAACCAACAGAGGCGCACTGTAAAAATGGCGACACCATCTTGATACCAACTCCTCTAGAAAGACTATATAAATATTTCGGAATTTAATATGCTATTTGATGAACTAGACATAGAAAGGCAATTGGCACCTGATTGGATTGAAGGCAAGTTATATTGTAGTGTCAAAGAAATATGTAAAGACGGCACGGAGTCCAACCTTCTTGGTAATTGCGGCGACACAGCCCTCGGCCTCGGCGGCGAGGATCCGGTATGGGTCGTTGATAACCACCCGGAGGGTACCGCCGCGCCCCAATGGGCACGCTCCGGCGATGAGGGAAAGTGGTTAGCCATTGAAGCTCAGGACGGCCCAGCTGCGGCTGCAGCGGCGAAGGAGAAGGCTGCCGGCCCGCTCGGCGGCGGCATCGCCGCTGCAGCTGCCAAGAAAAAGGCCGAGGCGCTGGCAGATCCAAAAAAAGCTGCCCGCGACGCCGCGGAGCGCGCTCGCAAACTAGCCGAGGTTTCTGCAGGCTTCCGCGGTGAGTCAGAGGAGCACACCGCGGAAGCACAAGCTGCAGAAAGAAAAGCTCGATGGCAGGATCAATGTTTTTTGATTGAAGGTTGGGAAGAAATAACAAAGAAATACCAAAACTGCGTAGGAGATAAACAGGTCAGCGGTTATAAACACGTGTTACCAGTCATAGGAGAGTCTGCCGATGTAGTCTCAATATTGGGAAATCGAGCCAATGCAAACTTATTTTTTAATTTATCTTCGGCACAATTGTCAATGTTGGTCCCAACAATACGTTTATTCATAGTACGTTACACACAAGAAAAGAATCGCGACGGAAGAAAAATTATAAGGCCAGAAGATGAGCCTTTGGAACTATACCTGGATGATCATACAGGAAAAAATATAGTAGATTCAATAATGTCTGGCGAGTTAGGAAGAGCTGAAGCCGTCGGCTTGGATAACTTTACTTATGAGTTTGATGGAAAAGACCCAGCAACGACGGATACACTAATCAAAGCTAGCCTTAAATTGGTTCTTAATAGTTTCGGTGCCCTTACCAGAGAACAAGATAACGGTGCAAAATTTTTAGATTTAATGTTGCGGCCTACAAAAATGGTTAATAATACTCGGTACACAAAAGATATAGCAAAGGAAAAGGATGATTTTTATAATTGGTGTAAAGAAGCAGAAAGCGACGACAACGCGTTTGATTCTGAAATGATTTTCAACCCCATGTATAGAAAAATTAAAGCCTCGGTCGGCTGGGCAATTCCTCCTGGTGATTTATTTTTTGAATTGTTTCCGGAAGAGATGCGCGCCCAGGTCGGAGGAGAGTTCACAAGTAAAATGACAACTCTTATGCAAGATCTACAGTTAAATCTTTTCTTGGAAATGACGGACTATGATTTAGATTTCAGAAATGATGGGAAAGTAAATTTAACAATTAATTACAGAGCAGCTGTGGAAGGTGAATTAAGGGAGCCTGAAGCAAATATTTTTTATTTATTGGTGAATGAGGCTGCGAGGCATAATAAACGCGCGAAGAAGGCGATACAGGCTGCCGGCCAAGCTAAGACCCCCGAAGACGCTGGGGCAGACGCCACCGACGAACAAAAGGCCGCCCAAAAGAGCGCTGCTGAAGAATATAAATATGTAAATTTACAGCAAAAAAAGAGAGCAGCATCTCTGATACATTCTAGTAAACTTTTTTGGTATTCTAAATTTCTTGATACCTTGGAAAAAACAGGTCGCGTCATCGCGATTAATTTAGACAAAGAAGCTATGAAATTATGGAGAGGGAATAGAGAATTTGGCGATCCTGATTCTGAAACGGCCGACGCCGCCACGGGCCGCATCGGTAAGTCGGCAAATGATATTTTAAAAGATATTTTCTCTGGCAATACTGCTTATGGGAGCGCTTATATGGTCGACGATGGTATGGATGAAAGTTTTCAAGGCGGCGCGGACTTCCCAACTGGAATCGCTGCCAAAGGTTTAGAAGATGCATCTGCCGAGGCAGTTCGGCTGCATGCCGCCGCCGAACGTTCCTCACAATCGGGAGATTATAATCTTTTTGGTGCTGATGAAGGAAGCGCCTTCGATCCACAAAAGGCCAATGCCATCGCACAGAATGCGGCGCTCAGGCCACAGGTCGGCGTCGGAAAAAGAAGCATATACTTTACATTTTTGGGAGATATATTAGATACGGCAATGCACTTTGTCGCCGATTTGAACGTTCGAAGTTCGTTTAAAGAATCGACAATACGTCTTATAACTTCTCAGGTTAACTTTAAGGACCCGGCCGCCACATCAAAAGACGCCCGACGCGCCTCTCTAAACATTGCGGATATTCCTATTGCATTGGGAGAATTCAATACTTGGTTTCATAACAACGTAACCAAGAAAGGCAAGACATACTACCCTGTTATGCAATTTATTGAGGATGTCATGACTAGCTTGGTTTTTCAAGCGTTCGGTTATAATTGTATTGGCGGATCAGATAGAATTGTTCCAATGTTAAATTATACACACTTCGATGCGCCAAAGATTGATGGAAAGGACCCTTTACAAAGAGGAACCAGATATAATAGTCTTAAGCCACTCAGAGATATTCAGAAAATTATGCCGTTTAGTAAAACTAAAAGCCCGAAAGACGTTGTTAATTATTTAATTCTTCATGGATCAGCCAGGTCTTTTATCAATAAAAATGCCGGCAATATTGATCAAGACGAGCGAGATGGTATATATCATTTTGGATTGGGCCTGGACCGGGGCATATTAAAAGAAATTAAATTTTCTGCTAAATCTTTAAAATATCAAACGGAAGCCAGAGTTGTTGAGCAGGGCGCCACCGGAATTGAAGAATTATTTAAGAAATTTGATGCTACCGTAGAAATGTATGGATGTCCAATATTTCGTAATGGACAATACTTATATTTAGATCCGCGAACGATGGGCGTCAGTTCTGATATTGCTCGCGCCATCGGTCTCGGCGGCTATTATAATATTTATAATGTATCTGGGGAATTAAGCCGAGCAGGTTATACTATGACACTAGAGGCCAATTTTCAAGGAAGCGGCCTTTGTAAGGATCAGACTAGAGATGCTAGTATACAGGTATGCCCTGTTAACGTGTTGAATTTGGATAAATTTGTACCGCAAGAAGTAGCCGCCGGCCCGGTGCCCGGGCCATCAGAAGAATGAGCCATGAGGTCTAAAACAGGATATTAAGCCAACTATGCCATTAAAAAAACCAGAAAAATCTTTAGCAACAAAAGATAGCAATTCTATTGAACTTTACGAAAATCGTAAAGTGTATAAGGATAAAGCTTTAATGGCAGAATCCGCCGGAAATGCCAATACAAATAATTATATTATTCCTGGCGTGGCTGAATTTTGGTATGATAGATACCTTTACGGGAAAGTTAATCGTGAAGGTGACATTATTATATTGCGTGAAAACTTTCTAAAAACATTAAAAACAAATTCAAAAGAAACACTCTATACTTTAAATTTTGTTGCTTTAGCATTCGGTGAGATGAAAGATTACATTGAACATGCAGCTGCCAGTAATAAAATTCCAAATAAAAGAACTTTGTTCGCAACTATTAATCCTGTGAGTGCCTGGCAAAGTATATATGATGAATACCACCAATATATGTCTGATGTATACAGAATATTTTTTGATTTTTTAATCAATTCAGACCGTGAAGAGAAAATTAATAATTTTGATGATTTTGCGAAAGAATTTTTTCTATTTTGCAGGAATATGGTGGCTGGATCAGCTAGCAGCCCCGTTACTCTTTCTGGATTCATGACAAACTCTACTGTTGATGGAAAATGTGGTGGTCTCACAATCGATCTTTATCGCGCGCGCGCATCCAGCGATCCCACTAAAACAGACACTTTTATCAAAGATGTCAATTTTGAATTTTATAAGCATGCCGCCACCAAACATGGCTTTGTAATTGATAAAAACGTCCCTTGGAGACTAACTGCAAATTTGAAATCAAAATATATGAAGCTTTTGATGGCATCTCCGGCATTTGAATTAACATATTCTTTGGGCCCCCGACATATTTTTGACGCCTACTTCTTAAAGACATATACTTTGGATCTTATCTTTTTAAGAAAATATATGTATGACATATATAATTCTTTGCTCGACGGCGCCCCTTTTTACACCAAATACAAATATTGTAATAATACACAAAAAACTAAAAAAATTATTTTTGAGAGGGCGCCGTTAACAACAGCTAAAAAAGAAAATATATATACTGTTAGGGATTATTGGATTCCCCAAATATATCGTTTTAGGCTTTTAGAACTAAAACATGATTTGACCGAAAAAGATATTAGTCAACACATTGAAGAGGCAAAATTAATTTATGATATTCGCGGAAAGATGCATGCTTTAAAGTTTTTACACAATAAGACAAAAATCTTTTTCCTAGATAGCTATAATAAATTGAATGCCAATTTGAAGCTTAATACTCCTCAACATTCACCAAAAATAACTTGATTTTTCCTGAATTGTTGTTATAATCCCTATATGTTATTCCAAACACTTGACAACAAGAACGGTTGTGTCGGCTTTTATCGCGATGGCAAGTTTCTACAAGAATTCGACAACCAGTGCAAAGTTACTTGGCGCCATAATCCCAGACTAGTCGGCAAAGATGTTGATTTTGTTCAGATTTATGCCGAAGGCAAAGAATTGGACGATATT